AATAGACAAGTCCTTCAGCCACGCACCACAATCCTAAGATATACCGCTTGAAGAACACACCTACATACATACTTCGGTATCGTTCTTTGATCTTCTCAGAGAGCGATAGGTTGTCATCCATCGTAAAATGCAGATAAATGATGTGCTTCTCTTCACACTTGTCTATCCAGTTGACCTTAAACCAGTGTCGAGGGCTGTTCGGATTGCAGTTAAACCAAAACTTAGAACCGGTAACAGAACATCGTCCTGTTGCCTGGTTGACGAATGACTCCGGCATCAGAGCGACCTCATCGAAGAACATACCGGCAAGAGTGATACCTTGAATCAAGTCCTGTGACCTTTCATCCTTACCGCCGAAGATGTAGAAGAAGTTCTGTGTATCTCCCTTGCTGACCGCAATCAGATTGTCTGATCTATGGTCCACAACTTGATATCCTCGGCTTTTCAGCATCAATTTCAACCAAAACAATACGTTTCTTCGGAATGATCCGATTGTCTTTCCAGCCATACCGAAGTTCTGTTGGTTGAAACTTTCCATTGCCCACAGCACGTAGGACAGTGACATACACAGTGTCTTACCACTTCGGATTGCTCCGTCTGCTATGATTCCATCTTTGTCCTTCACCGGACTGCTAGGACACCACCATGTCAGCACCTGTTTCTGCTTTCTTGAGAAAGGCTTGAACTCAAATCCTTGTTTCTTAGCTTTCTCTTTCATGGCAGCAGCGCGTTTCATGATTCCTTGCCGGACGGAAGCTAATCTCTCCTCAAAGTTATTCATCATCTGTCCACACCTCACTCGCTGCGGAATTCAGTGCATCCATGAAGTTGTCTTTTGCATCTTCATCAGATCCATTGTCTTTGAACTGTGCTTCCAGTTTTGCAAGCTCAAGGTTCATCTTCCTATCGTCAACGTTACGTTTCAGAAGTTCCTGTGCTGCTTTGGTTCGTTCAGACAATGATGCGTCTAGGTCGAACTGATCTTTGATTTTCCCTCGCATGACATCAGTTAGATACTTCATGATTTCCTCAATATCTGCTATGTCTTTACTTGCGATTTGCTCCTGTCTAGCGTTGATATAGTCCAAAATATGAGGAACTTTGAGGTTATCAGCTCCAGTTCTATATGCTGTCTTTTCACTGTATCCTGCATTCTTCGCTGCCTGTGTTGCGTTTCCTAACTTTAGGTACTCATCACAGAACTTTTTCTGCTTAGGTGTTAGCTTATCCTTAGGCACATTTAACCACCACCCTTTTCTTTACTGTCTCTTTTCTCCCTGTGTTCCATTTGACACTTAATCATCTGTAGTACATTTGTCCTCTCCGTATGTATCCCATGTCCTTGACGGAATAGTTCACACTGTAAGATGTTCCCACAATACGTACATTCATCTGTTATCTCTCTGTTTGCAATCCTCAAGGCTTCACCTCGTCCCATATTTCTTTCAGACAATTCACTATTTCAAGCTGTGATGTTGTTCTGATCAGTTCTAAATCTTTCTCTTTCCACTCTCCATGCCTGTCTCTTCCTAGTGCCGGAGTAGATAATATATAGATGTTGATGAGTCTGTTCTGTTCAGCTGAATAGAATTGTCTCTGACTGTACTTTATGATCAAGCCTGTCTGCAAGATTGCTCTCTGTAGCTTCTTGGATATTCCATTGAGATTCACCTTTCTGCCTCCAAAATAAAAAAAGATTCCACACATGATACAATGTCTCTTATATCATTGTACCTATGTAAAATCTTTTTTTTGTACCCATATTTAATTATTTCTCTGTTTTCTTGGAATTAACTCTCTGTAGCTTTTGTAATTACTACTCTATTTTCATCGATTGTCAATGTAACCGATCTATCGTCCGGTGTGACTCCAAGTGCCTTGATCGCATCCATCGGAAGTGAGATTCTGCAAGTGTATGCGTTCTTGCTTGCGTTTCCACCAGCTTTTGCGAACATGACGTTTCTTTCAACTTCTTTCATTGTATCATTCACTCCTATCAGCCTCTTGTCTCTTCGTATGTTCCATCATCATAGAAGAAGATTTGGCAGTGCATAAGTTGTTCCCAATCCTCGCCAGTAGAATTTCCAAAAGGGTCTTCGCTCTTTCTTAACACTGTTGTTTCTAACCGCACTTCTCCGACTCCATTTTTGCGATCATCTGCTACTACTTCCCATCCAAGTTCTTTTAATTTGTTTAATCTTTCGATTCCTGTGTTTGCCTTCATAATTCATACCTCCTCGTCCTTTTTTATTTTTGTTCTATATTCATTTCTTTCTTCTATCAGTTTTTCGATATTTGCGTTAATTCCACGTTTTATTTCCGCTCTGTACTCAATTATTTTCGTATTTTTCTTTCGGCAATAATCGGAACATGTGTTTGTTGCTGTATTAGAAGAAAAAACACGTCCGCAATATACGCAGATTTTCTTTTTCTCTTTTCTTCGTTCTGCTTTTTTTATGTCTTGTCCAGATGCCTGGCCATATCCTTTTTTGTGTTCTCGTTGCCATGCAAGTACCGCTTCTCTTTGGCACTCGTCCGAACAATATTTTTGCCTTCCGGAATTAACAACATATTCAGCTCCACACAATTTGCACTTGTCGATACTTCCGATTGGTCTAGTTGCACCTCCTCTTTTTCTTGCTCTTTCGTTTGCTTCTCTTTGCCTTATTCTGCGACAGTTCGGACAATAGGATGCACGTGGACCTCCCAAAAATTCAGCTCCGCACGATTTACACGTTCTTGTACGCATAACATTACTTTTTATAACTTTCGCACACTCATCGCAATATGTTTTGTCCGTTCCTCCGTAAAAAAGCTTTCCGCATTTTATACAAGCTCTTTTTGTCCTTTTCATTTTTTCTCCTTTATTACAATACTGCAATCACTTCTGCTTCTTTGATAATGATTTCGTCAACGTCATTTCCATATTCCATTGCATTACCGCCGATTAAGTATATTTTGTCCCCTTCTTCAATGTAAGATTTTATGGCTTCAAGCATTTCTTTGATGTTGCTCTCAGATATTTCAAGTGCACATGTTCCATCAAGTTCTCCAGCGTCATAGAATCCAGCGTAAACACCGTCTGTGATGTATGGATATAACAACTCTGTGCAGGCAAAGTCTGCGTACTGAGGATCCTGGAAAAGCTGATGTGAATTATCCATTACTTCACCAATCTGATAATCTCTGCTGTCTGCTCTAATTCCGATGTAATCATATTCTGCTTTCTCAATGATATTTCTGATTTCTTCGATTGTCATTTTCCATACCTCCTTGAATTTGCTTCTCTTCTTTAACTGTCTTTATTATAGCGTATTGGACACCAATAGTCAACCACTTTTATGAATTTTTCAATCGGGTAGGAGGTAAATAATTATTTTATTTACCGTCCTCCCACACCACCGTACGTACGGTTCCGTATACGGCGGTTCTTTAGTTTTCACAGATTATTAGATAATAGTCGAGCATGGATGTATATCCCAGCTTGGCTATTATTTT